GCCACCAGTAGCATCTGCTTTCAATGCAATAGCATTAAACACAGATGTAGAGAAGTTAGGGTCATCGCCTAAGGCTGTAGCTAACTCCTGTAATGTATCGAGTGCGCCAGGGGCTGACCCAATGAGGTCGGCAACTTCCTGACGAACGAATGCTGTAGTAGCAATCTTAGTGGTGTTATCGTTTAGGGTTTGGGTAACACCAGTAGAGTCGGATGCAATATTAACAGTAGTTCTATTAGAAAGACTACCAATAGAATTTTGCGTGGTAATATATCCTTGAGTTGCCACAAGGATATCAGTAGTAGTGCCGCCAGGATCATCGGCAAAAATATGGAAGTCGTTACCATTCTGGATTAGTCTTGTCTTACCGCCAGTATTTGACGACTCTAACGTAATCGTCGGAAGCGTCTGTGCTTTTACTCTAAGACAGTTGCTAGTATTAGAAGCACCGTCAATGTCAATCTTGAAACTAGGAGAGTAATTACCGACGCCAATAGAGCCGTAACAGTCAATATCTCTGACATTTACATCGTCCGTGTTGAGGAGTTCAACAGCACCAGATCTTCCGTAGAAAGAAGAAACAGCACTGGTAGGTCCGACCAGGGACGAAGAGAAACCGATATGAGTGACTTCGATGACAGATCCAATAGCAGGAGCATCGTCAAGACGCAGTACTAGGTTTTGTTGAACCAGAGTATAAGCATCTTTATGCTGCACCAGACCATCAATGGTCACCAGAATCGCCTGAACATTTGGCGGTGCTTTGGACATCGTGAAGTCTTCTGAGACTCCATCAGCCGTGAATGTTTCGGAGAAAATCTCCGAACGATCCATATTATTGACGACTGAGTTCTGAACCTGACCGAAGAAAACATCACCTGTAGCAGGTGCTTCGGAAAAATAAATTCTATCTCCCTGAACCCAAAATGATCCAGGAGCGTTACTAGCACTAGCAGTGTTAGGTTGCTGCATAACACCGTTCAAAGAAACGGTGAGTTGCATAGACTGAGCAACAGTAACTACTTCGTTGTTTGTAGTACGTAACTCAAAGTTGTTAGTAGATCCGTCGAACTGCGAAGAGATATCTTGGAGTTCTTTAATCTTAGATACGTACGCTTCGGGATTAAGTCCAAGATATGCCATTAGACGGACACCTCCATCACACTGGTAATGCAATCCAGAGATGAGGCTGTATCACACTTAACTAGGATTTCATCTCCCAGTCCAACTTCGACTTTTGTAACAGAATCTCCGCTAGTGTGGGTAGTAGGAGTAGAGCTTGCTTGTGCTCTGTCCACATTCAACGTGGTATTACCTGTACCAGTTGTAGCAGTGACCTGCATAATCTCATTATTGATTTTGATGTAATCGTTCTGAGCAAACTTCGGACCAGTGTTATCGCTGACCGTAATACTCACGATACTTGCAGATGTGATGTCAGCTGACAAGGTATCGGTCACAGCAGGTGTGACTTCTCGATATGCATCTTCGTTAAATTCCAGGATAATCTTTTGACCCTGCATCACTTCAAATGCTGAGCCTGCTGGAATGGGGATATTCCTAACGATGAACACGTCATCTTTAGGATATTGAGGATCGATAGAGTATGCTGGATACCTATTGATCTTGACCTCGGCAATCACCGCAGTCTGTGTGGTATTGGAAAGGTTACACCCAATAATCACAGTTTGCTTCTCGGTTTGAGTGCCCTGAAGTTCAACTGCGTAAATGGAAGTGTGGGTAGTTCCTACGCCCGTTTTGGAAGTTGAGATAAATTTATTTGCCATTTTTTATTAACCGAGTGCGATAGCGAGTGCAGTAGCGTCAAGACCTGCTTCCACAGACACACCGACCTGTGCAGCAAGGGTATTCACCTCAGCTTGCAATTCGTTGATAGCGTTAACGAGGTTTGCTTTATTTTGTGTAGTGAGGTTCAGAAGGTTACCAATGGTAATATCCCGAATCTCGTTAATAGCGGCAACAATACTAGATTTAGAAGTAGTTGTTAAGTTTGAAAGAACACCAATAATGATGTCTTTCGTTTCATTCAATGCAGCAACTAAACTGGTGTGATCTGCAATGTTTGCAGATAAACTAGCCAAGTTACCGACATCACTATCTAGTTCATTGACTGCATCAACAATACTAGTGTTGGTAGCAGTCGTCAGTTGATCAAGATCTTTAATGATGTTGTCAACGATGTAGTTGATTGCCTCTACAACATTATCGCGATCATTAGCGGGAATTTCTCCTGTAATGTTCGCGATAGGACCTAACTCAGTATCCAATTCAAGCAGACAATCAGTAATTGTCTGCGCTACAAGATTATTGGCGACAGCTTGAGCAATGATTTTGCCAGAAAAGTCGCCATTGTCAGAACCAATGTCGTTGATCTCCAGGCGCTGCTGCTCAAACGTATATGTTTTTGCTACGTTTCTGACAGTCATTCGAGATAGGTCAATCTAGTGTCTTGGATTATTTATATCAAGCTCTGACAAGTGATCTGTAGTACTTGATTGTATTCACAGCGTAAGTCGGAGTGAATACGATTTCAATGTTGGCACCATTGAACTGAGCAGTAATAGTACCCAGTGCACCTTGTGCCAAAGAACCAGAAGTCATAGTGGCATATTCTTCAATGAAGATGTCAGTGCCATCGTGCATAATCAGAACTTCTTTAGCCTGAACATATGCACCAGACTTGACTTGTACCACATATTTGCCACTGCTGTAATCAGCGTGAGCAAACGAGTCAATCACAGCAGCGGCGATGGTTGCAGTAGTTGCAGAACCAGCATCTTGACCGTGAATGTCCTTAACCAGAATCAGAGAATCTGCTTGATCGTTGTAACGAATCTTTTCGTCACCACCAAGACAGAGACCCATCTGGTCAGAAGATGGGCGGTAGAATCCATTATCCTGGTCCAGGAAGAACGAAATGCCAGGGATAGATTCTGTACCATCACCAGCACCTGTGAAACCAGACAGGTTAGTCAGTCCGTTACCATCACCAACAAATGCAGTAGCACCAACAGTACCATTAACTTGCAGGATTTGAGCCAGTGCATTGTTCGGATCTTGTCCAATACCAATTTTATTATTGGTAGCGTCAAGTTTGAACAGAGCAACGTTAGAACCAACAGGTTCCATTGTCACTACAGCACCGTCGAAAGTAACAGAAGAAGAAGCACCTGAAACGGTGACGTGTGTTGCTTCGAGATCAGAAAGAAGAGTGCCTGTAGCATAAGTCAGGTCACCACTAGTAATACCAGTGAAAGAACCAGTACCCAGAGCAAACTTGTCTTCAGATTCGTCGTAACCGATGAAAGCATTGTCACCAGTACCACGTTCGATAACAATACCAGCATCTCCAGAAGGAGTTCCTGTAACACCGTTACCAAGTTCAATCAGTTTGTCACCAATAACAGTGTTAGTGGTGGAGACTGTAGTTGTGGCACCCAAAACATTCAGGTTACCATTGATAACGACGTTGTTTGCAACTTCGAGATCTTCTGTTGGGTTGCCAATGCCAATACCAATCTTACCTTGACCAGTAATGACCAGGGCGTCGGTCAGAGCATTGAGGCTAGATCCAGTGGATCCGCCAGCAGGAGAAGTTTTCAATCTGATGAAACCACCAGATGCAGAACCTGTACTGGCACCACCAGCAATAACGATGTCTGAACCAGAGACGTCAGTTCCAGAAGCATCGTCTCTAGAGACCTTACCAGTAACGGAAAGGGCAGTTGCAACAGAAACAGCATTGAAGCTGAATGTTGCTGTAGTATCAACCTTGGGAGGAGTGACAGCACCATCTCTTAAAACGGTGGTGTCAATAGCCTCTAGACCTCCACTACTGCTCAACTTTGCAGTTGTGATGGAGTTGTCGGCAATTTTCAGGGTGGTGACTGCGCCATTTCTGATGGTGGAAGTCGTCACCGCCTGGGTGCCTACACCACTATCAAGTTTGGCGTCACTGACCAGTCCATCATTTAAACCAGTTCTCCTGACTCGTGTAAGCGCCATTGTTTAAACTTAGTTTCCTATGTGATTATTTATAGTTTGGAAATGAGTTCCTTTAATAGACCCTTGATTTCCGCAACCTCTTGTTTGAGGTGTTGGATCTCGGTGTCATTGTTGATGCTCTTATATGCTAATTCTTTTTGCTTTTTATAAGCTTCAAAAGAGCTCTTATCGTGATTGATAATAGCTCCTGTATCGTCACGGTGGAAGTCACCGTGACCTTTTACATAACTATGATTCTTAGCCCACATTTCTGCGATAATTGGTAACATCAATAAGTTGCGATTGCTCTAATGTCTCTGATTCTCGGAGGCATAGCAGGATTGCGAGACTTCATCACAACCTTAATAGCGAAGGAGTTGAAGTCTTTTAATCCACCAACAGTGAAGGAGTATTCCTTAAAGTCGGCTTCGGATTCTGTAGTCGGTGAAGAGTTAGTTCCTGTAGAAGGTGCTACATCTTCATCTGGGTTACCATCTTCATTGAAGTAACTCCAGTTAATCTCATTAAAGAAGATTTGTTGTGAAGCACGCTTCGTCTTAAACATAACAGTCACGTCGTCGATTTCCTGCAGAGCCGCAGTCATCTTGACAGTAATGCCATTACCAGGATTCTCAAGAGTAATTTCTTTAGTCACATAATTTGCAACGTTAGAAGAGTTCTTAAGTCTCTCAGGTGTAAACAGGTATCCAGCAGAGTCATAAACATTCTTGATTTCCATAGGAACATTGAATGTTTCATTGACAACATCAAAACCATTGTCATACTGGAGGGTGCCCGTATTGACAGCGCCAACCAGATCACCCTTCACGAAAGAAGCATCGTTAGAGGTGAAGATGAGGCGATAGTTTTCTTGGTTCCAGCGAGTAACTGAACCAGTCTTAGTATTGTCTTGCTTGGCAATACCCTCAGCAGGATCAATATCGAACTGTGCTAAAGCCATATTTCCAGTGAGCTTAAGTGGCAGAGTGAAACCTGCAGCAGCACCAGAAGAAGGATTGGTAGTAACACCATCAAAGTTCCATTCCTGGTTGTAACTAGAAGAACCACTAAACACAGGCTCTTCGCCCAAGAGGAAACCATCACCTTCGATGATTCTCACATACATCTCACCAGGAGAAGATGCATCCCAGTAAGACAGAACACCTTTAGTACCAGATGTCTTACCAGTGATAATCTGACCCATACCGTCAGTAGTTTGGAAAGACTGAGCAGAACCCAGAGTCGCAGGAGTGCCAGCACTGTCGCTGAATCTCAGAATGACAGTCTTATAGAACTCAACCTGCTGAACTTTCTTGCCATATCTTTCTTCATTACCAGTAGGAGCCTCTACTCTATTAGTAGTCAAGACTGCCTTAGGATTCTTGAGGCTAACGATGGGAGAAAGATTGGGGTTAGTTGTCTTCAGGGTAGCAGCAAGTTTCAGAGACTTCTGATTGCCCATTCTTTGAGCAAACAGTTTTTCATTCAACTTACTGGCAACAACACGTTGAGTTGGGAAGAAGAATTCCTTATTAGGAATAACTCTCAGAGGATCTGCTGCTGTGTAGTCAGTCACATTCTCTCTGGAATCAATAGGCTTGATCAGAGCAGTGGTAACGTCAGTCTCAAGTGTAGTCTCAGGATAATCAATTGTGTCAATCTTAAAGAGTGCCTTTTCGTACTTGACTTGTCCAAGAGCCCTACCAGCATATCCACCACCGATGGCAGAACCACCAGCAACAGTTGTCATACCAACTGTGTAGAAGTCGATACCAGCATCGATCACAGGCAGGATTTGATTGTTCAGTGAAGCAGTAGAATAACCACCAACACTGGTGACATCCTTCATTGCCACAAATGAACCTTTGCTCAAACCGTGGTTCTTATGGTTGATCTTGATAATCTTTTGGTTTGCACCGAAGAGTTGACTGGTTGTAGTACCGCTACCAGCAGTGCTAGTCTCAATAGGATTAGACTGAAGGTTCTCATAACCCATATCACCATTGACCAATTCGAGGACACCAGACTTAGTGGTATCGAACTGAGCACGATGCATATCGAATTTCAGATCTTCGTATTGGTTCGCGGTCCAAAGATTGCTATTCTGACTCTTAAACAGTGAACCAAGAAGAGGCTGAGTAGTAACTGTAGAGTTACTGTTAATCTCAGTCTCGCCAAGGCGAGAGATGAACGTCTGGTACTGAGTGCTATTTGTCTCGACGACAAGAGCGTATTCACGGTCATTTTCTAAGTAAACAGGATATTGGAAAACAAACTTAGTAGGAACGAGTGCTTTTGCATCTGTAGCAACACCCATTCTTACAGCAGGTTTATTATACTTGACAACAGCAGTAGCATTGGCAAGTTCTGTAGCAGAATTGCTGACAATCAGAACACTCGGAGGTGTAGTATACTCACTGCCACCAAGAGTAGCAGCAATTTCGTAAACCTTCTGATCAGTAATGCTAGGTGTTGCAGTTGATGTAACACCACCAGGCAGTTGAGGAGATTCAACTGTGACGGTTGTAGAACCTGCATAACCATCACCAAGATCATTCATCACGATATGAGAAACATATCCAGAATCAAGAACGATTTCCATCTTAACGATGTCATCACCAGATCTTGCATTGTTAGCAACAGTCAGTGAAGTAACAACCAGAGGTTCGCCAGGGATGAAGTCTTCCTTGTTATGATCGCTCAGAATCAAAGTGTAGACTTGTGTAGTAGCCAGTGTGAATGTATTATTCACAGCAGGAACTGGTTGATTCTGTGAATCAAGAACTGCGAGCAGAGGACCCTGTGCGTTAGAAGTATCACCTTCAATAATTTCACCCTTAATCAGGCTGTGAGATCCGCTAGTGATAACACGAATATATGTGTTGGGATCCATCACAACGGTAGATCCAGGGATCACATTCTTGCTAGGTCTACCAGCAATAGTGTCAACCATCTTCACTGTGACAGGCAGAGATGCGTCTTTCTGCGAGAAGTAAAGATCAACAGAAGATGCAAACACACCACCATCGAAACTTTCAACTCTAAATGTCTGTGCCATCGGGTCAACAACAGAGACGTCAGGGTTGAGAACGTTCTCTGTATACTGAGTACCATCATTGTGGTCCTCAGAATCAATTTCTTCGACGGAAATAATATCGTTAGGAGCAGTATCCTTGATTGCTTTGGCTCTAAATGTGATGGTTGCGAATGTTTCTGCATCATCAGCATTAGTAGAACTACTGGTGAACTTGATCTTCTTATCACCCATTGGGAAGCGAAGACCCTCTCCAGCATCAAATGTCAACGTATTGATGTCATCTTCATAACTTGTACCCTTGGTGGGCTTTCTACCACCAGGCATCAGAAGAATACCAGTTGCAGAACCAGAATCGTCAGTAATTAGATTGTCACCCCAGTTTCTAAGAGAAGAACCAGGTTGACCAGAATAGTTACGGTCAGGAACCAGGTAATCTGCAAGAGCAATACCATCAATAAACGGATAGATCCGAGTATTGGGCTTCATTCTGCGCAGATGGAATTCAATGTACTGTTCTTTGATGTAAAGAACCAAAGAAGTAGAAATAACTTTCTCGCCAATCGTAGTTCCAGATTGTTGCAGTGGAATCTCGCTATTCTGCGCAGCAATGTTAGAAGAACTAGCAGACTTTGATCCAACCACTTCTGCCAAAGACAGATCAGGAGCATCAGAACTCAGAGAAGCAACGTTAGAGAACTCAGTCTCATTACCAAGCAGAGCAATCTTGCTCACATCGTGGATTTGAGCCAGAGCAGTATCACCATCATCATAAACTTCCAGGGGATCTAAAGTCTGATTGTCATTGTTATTCAGAGCAGGCATTGCATACTCGTCATACCAAGGATCCACATTAGGAGTGATATCAGCAGTACCTCTGTACTTAAATACCAAGAATGGATTGACAGAAACAGTGCTGGTAGCAAAGATATTCTGACAGAGAACAGCCTCAGTGAACGGCAGGGTAACCATACCGTGATTCACCACATAGTTTGAAAGCAAACGAGATGTGAGAGAAGAATCTTTCTCGACCAGAGTGATTGCAGTTTCCTTAGACTCAGGACGCAGAGTGCCGCGAGTCATATCAAGAGAACACTTATAATCAACGGAGTTGATATTTGAAAGTGCATAGTTCTCGAAGTTGTCAACAGCAAAACCAGACTTAAACAGATCGACACCAGTAACAGCATCCTTGATCTGTGTATTCATTGCAGTCTGCTCAAGGACAGACAGCATTGTGTAACGCTCAAGACGCTCAATCTTCTTCTCTAACTTGGAGATGTCACGCATAGTAAAGCGCTTGTTCTCGACAGGGAAGACTTTGACTTTCTTGATTGAATCAGTAAACGCAGGCACATAGATCTTGAAGACCTTGATAGCCTCGTCAATAGATTCTGCAGACTGAGGATCGTTAGAACCAGCACCTTTCTTGACAATAAACTGACCATCTTTCTTCAGATAGATGGTATCAATTCTGTCAACGAAGTAATCGTAACGGCAAGCAAATGTGTAGGGGTTATTAGAACTTTCAGTATCGGCAGGCAGAGCAGCCGTAACACCACCAGTTGTAAACACCTCGGACACATTAGAGTTAGCATCCATCACACTGGCGTTCAAGTAACCAGGGATATTTGCTGAAGTACCCACCAGAGGACGGAAGTCAATCACATCAGACAGAGACTGTCTACCGTGAACCAGAGAAGTGAAGGTAGGAATCTCATCATAAGTCACACCGTTCTCGTGGAGGTAAGAATCAACGGTGAAGAAATCACCCTCGGAGTGTTTGAAGTAATCGAAACCGATAACCAGTGTGCCAGTGGGAGTTCTGTAACCAGGCTTTCTAACAAGAGCAGCGGTATCATACAGAGAATCTCTTTGACCATCGTCAAACAGGAAGAAATCTGTGATGTCTGTACCACTACCACCAAGAATCTCTCCGTTCTCGTTAACAGTAGGAGCAACACCAGGGGTACCCTCATACACATAACGCAGTTTGAAAACGTCAGAGAAAGAGTTAACAGTACCAGTCGGGTTATCGTAGTTATCGCCTCTAATCGGAATAATTTCGTTGTCAAGGTCAGAAGCAATAGAAATTCTGTTGTTTCTAACGATTGTCTTCAGTTTGGGCTTCGCTTTAGAAGTTTCAACTGTTGCAGACAGTTTCAGTTTCATATCAGAGAGGTTCAGTGAACCAGACTGATGGAAGAATCCTGCAGGCAATTTAATAGTAATAGAGCCAGCAACGTTAGTGCTAGATCCACTACTAACACTGACCATCTCATCATCGAGATAGATGATGTCACCGTCTCTAACAATATCTCCAGTTGCACTACCATAACGTGTAGTGGTAGCACCAACAGTGTAAATCTCTAAGATATAATCTTGATTATTGAAGTTAGTAAATTGCTGTTGACCGAAGTCAAGTTGAGCAGCAATACTAATCTCATTCGTAGTACCGTCAACAGTAACGGACTCGATGAATTGCTTTCTGGAATAGTAAGTGATGCCGCTGTCATCATCCTGGTCGGAGATTGCGGATGCAATCTTCGCATTCGGAAGAGGCAGGACGAGAGTAGACTTACCAGTGTTCTCGATCTTGGCTCTAACACGTGTCACAGTGTTAGAAAGGAATCCCAGAATAAGACGTTGCTTCAGGTAGATTCTACCAGCTCTATCTGTAGAAGCATTGCAGGCTCTTGCAACTTCATATCTAAAGGTCTTACCGTTGATAGTAAGTTGAATCAAGTCATCTTCTTTTACTTCGTCAGCAGGACGTGCAGTAAAGTTTGTTGCTTCAATGTAGTCAGCGTCAGTTCTACCAGAGTAAGTCAGACCATTGCTAAGAGTGCTGAACTCTGTGTAATCAGTTTCTGCATACTGAATATCACCAGAGAACTTCTTAGATGAAGCACCGTGACCCATACCAACAGATCTGATATCTTCAGAACCAAAGGTAGTAATTACGTTGGTATAAAGAACGGCTCTTGCATATGCATCGGCATCGCTAGCACTATGCACACCACCTTCATCAACAACTTCTAATTCAGGTGGAACTTCAAATTTATCAAGAACTTCTCTTCTACCCAGTTCAGTAAATCTGATATTTCTGATGTAGTTATCTTGAGCATTGATACCAGCACCAGATGCAGTCTCTCTAGTAACATTGATGTAGTTTGCCTGATACTGTCTATCAGAAATCTTAAGTTCGAGGTTTTCCGAATAGTTCTCGCCACCATAAGGAACAACGAAGTGACTGATACGACCAGAGATGGCAATCACAGCAGATTTATTGCTGTCGTCCATATCGAAGATTTCTTCGCCTTCCTCAAACTCACCAATAACGTTGGACACAGTAATAATATTACCGTGAGAAAGTGTGGCATTCTCGGGATCATTTTGACCCACAGAAAGACCACCTTCAACAACAGCAGTAGCACCAGAGATCGAACCCTGAATGTTAGAACCAGTATTGAAAGCGTGGTTACCAGTTAACTTAATTCTGCTAAACAGAATGGGGTTTGTATAACCAACAGTAAATGTAGTATTCTGTTGAGAGACACTTGCAATAACACTCTTGGTTTTGTCAAAGCCTGTAGGCAATTTGGCAAACTTAAAGTCTCTAGCAATAGCACGACCCACAATGGGGGTCATAGGCATTGTGTAATCTAGGATCATACCGTAGTACACACTACCACTGTTGTTACCATACAGTGAAATGCCATTAGTTGCACCACCACCAGTGCTACCAAGCAAGGTAGGACCTAAAGATTGATAAGAGGTGTGGATGCTATACAGAGCAGAAATAGGTCCTCTAAGAACAAGTTCCTGAACGACGTGAGTAGGGTTGCCACCACTGTTCTCGTTCATACCACCAGAACCACCTTCATCCTGCCAAGCAATGACAGGTCTGCCACCATCCATCACAAGGTTGACATTATATCTTGCAGCAACAACGTTTACACCAACATAGGTGGTGCCGTTGTAGTGGAACAGTTCTTTTTTATTACCTGCCTTCAGAGAAGCCAGAGTGATGTCAGATGTTCCAGAAACATCAACAGCGTCACCATTAACAGGAGTAACGCCAGCATAGACCCAAACGGTCATCACAGCTTCATCAATACCATAAGTGCTGCCTCTCAGATCCTGAGTGACAAACACACCATCTTCTTCGCTGTTCTTCAGACCATTAGTACCCAGATAAGAATCGCAGAACTTCTTATAGAGATCCAGCTTCTTGAAAGGCGTAGATTCGCCGTCAGCAGTCGCTGAGATAGGCACACTACTCATCACACCTCT